GAACTTTTCTGGTAACCAGTCAGGTCTCTGGACTTGATCTTGTTCGACTTCATTTTGTTCTCCTGTGTCGTGTGCAATGGTGCTTTTGACTTCCGTATCGGTGCTTTCATTGCTTTCTGTAGTTTCTTGTTCATTAGACATATTTACTCCTTTTTAACAGTCCCACTTTCTTAATGCTTTATTGATACGGCTATTAGGATCATTAGCCGTTTTCTTACTTGTTAGTTTTTTCTTCATACCCATCATTCTCTTGCAGAAACTTCTTCGTCTTGCAGCTTTTTTAGGGCTTTTCTTTGCAGCTTTTGCAGAAACTGGAGGTTTGATATTCTTCCTTTGACGACGTAGACTTGCTCTGCCTTTGGCATTGAGTCCACCACTTGGGTTTTTTCCTTCTTTTCTCTGCCATGCTGGTGATGCCATCTAAGCCTCCGTTTTGGCATAAGTTGGTTTCTTGCCACCACCACTAGGATTAGTAGCTCTCTTTCTATTTGATGCTTGTCTTTTTTGTTTAACACTCATACGACTTGCTTTTGATGATGGAACGCATTTAGGATAACCTCGACCATCTCCCATCTTTCTTCCACAAGCTGGGTGCTTACCATCTTTCTTAGTGGATATATCAACCCACTTTTCATTAAACCACTTAGTTAAACTCATGCCGACCTATACTTGCCACCCATTTTCTTATACTGAGTAACTAATTGCCCTGAGGCATACGCTGAGGGCCATTTCTTCACCCTAGCCTTAACTATGGCTTTGGCTCTTGCATATAAACTTGGATTTGTTGGTTTACTCGCCATTTTTTCTACCCATTTCTGTTCTGTGTTTAATTAGTGCTACGACCCATCTTTGACCTTCAAAGTGAGCAAGGTGTTCAATTCCCAATCCCGAACTGTGAATGTTATTTGTTGTAATATTTTCCAAATACTGAATGAACAATTTGCCAATCCCCGAACCAAAAAGAGCATAGGCTTTATTATTAAGATCAGCTTCAACTTCAGTAGTGTATGAACGACCATCAATCGAGGCATTTGCTTTCTCCTTTGTCATTGACCCATTCCTTGCTGTTGCATTAACTGCATAGCCATATCGATGTTGCCTTGTACTTCTTGTCTACTGGCAAGTAATTCTTCTTTGATACCAAACTTAGATGCTAGATATTTAATAACCTTTTCCTGATTATATAATGCTGGTGTAATTTCTGGACCGAATGTACCGGCGACTGTCTGCTGAAATCTCACAAAGTCAGCTACGTCTTGCTGATCTTGAGCCCTTAATAACGGAGATACAGGAACAATCCTTATTTCTCTGCCGTCAACTTTTGGTATATCCAAGATGCCTTGTTCAGAGTAGATTGCCACAATCCTTTCAACCAATGGGTGCAAGAACTCTTTTTGCATACGCCCTGCGACTGCTCCCATATCTCTTGCCACGTCAGCCAACCTTTCTGAAACTTCTGTTGCTGACAATGGTGTTTTCGCATTTGCTCTTGAATCGAGTTCATCAATATACAAAGCCTTCCTGACATTTCTTCTCATATCCTCCAAGATTAATTGTCCAACATCAAAACGTGCTGGACTTTGTAATGATTCTAAAGAACTCCCAGGACTCCTAGGAATAAAAGTTCCAGGCTGAATAGTAATATTATCAGGATTAAATACCCCATCATCGTCATAAACATATGCACCACCTATCGCCATTTCAGCATTTTCAAGTATAAGCTGCACAGTAAGATTTAAAGTTTTAATCGCTGGCATAGCTTGTAAAATTGGACCTCTGCCCCAAACCTCCATACCTGATTTAGACCAACGTGTGGTTAGCCAAGGTAGTGATCCACGACCAATAAGTTTTTTCTTATATAAAATATGTTTATCGGTTTCTGATATAAGATAGTAAGTATATTCATCTTTGAACTGATCGTCACTATCGTACATGGTAGCTTCAATAATTCTAGTCTTACGTCTGGGATCACGTTTCTGAGCTGTTTCCATTTCTTTGCTATACTCAGCCATTGGATATCTATGTTTGACATCAGTTATGTCACAATCATAATTCCATCTAAACCAGTCTGTAACCTGATCCATTGCTCCAGATAACAAGGCAACATTAGAAGGAGGTACGGTAGTAAAATGGAGATCACCAACAAAACGTCCAGACTCGACAATCATATTCATCGTGCCTATACCCAAATCTTGTAATCCTTCATGGAACTCTGAGTTAAAGTTACTATTGCGTAATCCCTCATGTAGTAACTCTGTAATATCGTCAAGTTCCTTTAGAAGCTGAGTAGAGATCATATCAGAGGGGTATTCAGGACCTGGGGCTAGTTTAAAAGCACGACCATTTGGAGGAAAAAAGCCAAGCTGAAGTCTTGATGCAAATCTAGGGAGACCAGTTACTGCCGTTTCGTCATATATATTTTCTGTACGTCTTTGACCAGCAAATTCTCCAAAGAAGCTTTCTCTGTGTGGCAAAACGTAATCATAAATTTCTTCCCATATATCAGACCAATTTTGCCATCTACCTTTGGCTTTCTTGTATCTGTTCATTACCTTTTGATATTCTGCACGATCTCCTGACTGAGCAGATGGGGTAGGACTTGCGTCACCACCTGAATCACTACGCATTGTAGTCGCCTCCCATCATTTTACGTCTATATCCAGTAAAATCTTCTAATTCACCACTTTGTAAAGATTTACTGCCTATTTTATTAGATGCCGTCTTTCTTATACGTTCTGTACGTTGAAACTCTTGTCTTTCAGCTTCTTCTTTATTAATACGTTCTTGTTCAGCTTTCTTGGCTTGTAATTCTGGATCAGGTGCGACTTTAGGTGTTTTGAGAAGACTACCCATGTGATGACTCCAATAAATCTTTTGCTTCAAAAATGATTGAACCTTTTCGTTTAAGCAATTCACAATACAATTGATAAGGTGTCCATATCCAAAACTTTCGGACATTACATAGATGCTTGATAAAGCTTACACAGTAAAATAGTCTTGGAATGTAAATAGGGTGGTCTTTTACGTCTATTTCAACGCAAGTATTACACATATGCATATTTAATACTAATTCTGTGGCTTTTTCACCCTTTAATGTCTGAAAATCAAAGCCATTAGTCGTTATTTCTACTTTTTTCCATATATCTAGCTCAGGATCGTAGTTAACTGCGTAAACATGAGTAAAGCCAACACGGTTTTTTGTAAATAGTTTCCAAAGACCTATATTTTTACTATCACAGAAGCATATTATCCATTTCATATGGCTCTTTGCCTTCCCATACGACCATTTCTCCGTCTTAAACGTGCAAATGGATTGCTTACCCTCTCAACAGTAGTGGGGGAAGTGGGTGTTTTTGGTCCAAGTACGACTTTTCTGCCTTCTCCACCACCTAAAAACGCATATTGCAACGCATCATGGCAATGAGAAAATCTGTTTTTATCAGGTTTTTCCTCAAATCTCTCATTACCCATGTAATACATACGTTTATATTGATAACCACCTTCAAATCCCGAAATGAGATTTGTGCAAGTAGGACTGACAGTAATACAAGGTAAACCATCTGCCATTCTGTTAATTACAGACTCTACAGCTTCTACTCTAACAGATATGTCATTTGTTGGGGCTGGGTAAGCAGAAATTCCAGCAGCTCTTAACATCATAAATGGAGTATGCTCTGATACCTGTGCCATCTGATTGCCCGCTGGATCACCAATAAACTTGAATGTTAAATTATCCCATTTGTTTTTTGAAATTTCTCTTTTTAATATTTCAGCAAACCTGATTGCTCCCATGTCTTTACCAATTATCTCATGGAAAACTATCCATCTTCCAGAGTGTAATTGCTGACAAAAGACTGCCGAGGGGGAACGACCAAAGTCAATGCCAACAATTACATCGTTTTGATCTGAAGGAAATAATGGATCTTTAGCAACATGACTGTCTCTCCTAAAAGTAGGATAAACTGGTTTGCCGTCCATTAATGCCTGATATTGATTTAATACATATACTTTTACCCAAGAAGGTGCTTTACCCAATATAATCTTGTCATAATATTGATCTTGTAAGTTTTCTCTGTTTTCTGATTTTAAATTAGGATCATATCCAGCTAAGTTACCATGCTCATCTTTAGACTCAATCATGGCTCCAGGTTGAGAGAAGAAATTCCAATCATCAGGCTTAACCATTAATAATCGTTCTTCGGTTGTCATATATTCAGGAATAGGAACTTCACCAGCTACTATTCCCCACCAATGATCTTCAGAGGGAGCATTAGTGTCCATAATAACACCATACCAAGTTGGACCACCTTCACGCATTGAAGGAAATCGACCAACACGCATAGTACAGGCATCTACAATATTTTTATTTATTTCACGAGCTTCATTGACCCAAACACCCGTTAATTCAAGAGATAATAATTTCTTAACGTCCTCTGTCTTATCCAAAGCCAAAAATATGACTTCAAGTTCAACTGTAGTTTTATCTCCCAATGCAAAACAAATATTATGTGTATAAGGTGGAGACCAGACAAAACGACCTAAATCATCATCAAACCAATCTCTCCATGTCTTAATGGTTGTGGTTTTTAACTGAGGATTTGTATTACGAATTACTGCCCAACGACTCTTTCTAACACCTTGGTCATTTGGCTTTTGAGATACAGACTTACGCATGATCTCCATACAACAAGCAACAGACTTACCACTGCCAACAGGACCTCTGATACCACGAACAAATGATCCATCTTTCATAAATGATTTGGCTACTTGACCTGGGGGTTTGTAGTCTAGTTTCATAAAAGATTTCTTCTAGATGCTCCACCACCACTGCCAGATAACATGGCACGTCTAGATGCCGTAGATAACGTAGGTGACTTTTTCTTAATAGGTTCAGTTACATCTTTTGGTTTAGGAGATATAACTGTTTCTGTTGGGTTATCACTGCCATCATCTTGTTTTGCAGATACAGAATAAGATCCTGATGCTGTCCGTGTTGTGTCATCTCTACCTATAGGACTAAAATCAGGATTTCCAGAATATGTCGATACACCCATTTTATTTGTACCGACAACACCCTGATAAGAACCATCTTTGGAATCATACACTGGTCTGCCACCAGACCTTAAAACACTAGCTTGGTTCTTGTAATTTATACTGCTGATAGTATTCATGGCTACAGTACCAACTGTTGGTATTGGCACGTTAATTACTGATTTCTTTGCCTTGGCATCTAAGTCCATAGCAAGACCAGCATTTTCTCTGACTGTCTTAGCTTTCTGAGGACTTATCATTACATCAATACCTTTTGATGCTGCTTTACGTTGCTCCTGATAATCGTTGAAACTGCTTTCTCTAGACTTAGCTTCTTGTTGTTCTTTGGCACGATTTGTTGCTTCTGCCATTGCTTTATCTCTAGCCCTTAAGCTATCCATATTACTAGAACCTCCAGAACTACTTGAACTTCCACCCATAAATGCCTCCTTGTGTTTTTGGCTTTCTTAAGATAAAATTTTTTATTGGGTTTTGTCTTTTCACATTGTATCGTGAGTGTGGTTTACCCGTTATAGAGATAGCTCTCATATTTTAGGACGGCTTCTTATACGGCATATATCTGTCAGGGGCCCCTCAATCAACATTGAAGTTAATGTTTACGGCTGTGTTCACTGACTTAGGTGCATCAACCCTGAGTCCAGCTCTGTCCATCAAATCTCTGGAGGCTTCTAATCTCACATGGGCTGACTTGCTATTCAGTAGATCTCTCATAGTTGCTAGAGCTTGTGTTGCGTCCCAACCAAGACAACTCATTGCTAATTGCTGTCTATACTCTACTACATGAGGCTTGTTAAGGGTT